GCCAACTCCGAGAGCAGCAATAGGAATGACCATGAAACTGTCAAAAAACCTAGCAAAGCTAAAACACAAGAAGTATCTGGAAACAGAGATGGCATACGAGCTACACAAGGAAAACCCATCGGAGAAGATGTTTCCGACTCCAACAGTGAGGGATTACAAGGACTCAGGGAAAGCAATAGTGAACTCGACAAGAAAATTACTTCCACAAGTTATAGCGAGAAACAACAAAGAGGAATGGATCACGAAAGGTTCAGCGTTGAACCCGGAGTGGGTAGAGTGGTTAATGGGATATCCAATAGAGTGGACAGAATTAAAGGATTAGGTAACGCTATTGTGCCGCAGATTGCTTATCAAATAGGTTTAGCTATACTGGAAGCAGAAAGCAAAGAAGATTAGTGTTTGACTATTTCTTGTTTTTTCTTACTAGGTCTATTGTTTTCTTGCTCAATCTCATCATCTGTAGTTTTTAAACTTTCTGTGCCTATACTGTTTAAACCTGGTATAGCTTTTACCAATGAATTAAGTTCTGAAACAAGTTCTTCATCTGATTTCTGATGAGTATTATCTACATTTAAGTTTATAGTTTGACTAGAGAAAGATCCTAGTTCTAAGATAAGTTTTGCTGTGTTTAAACGAACAGAGTCTTGTTCTGAAAGCAGTAAGTCTTTTAATACTGAAATAGCCGTACCACTTGTATTAGCAATCCTTTCTTCGTTTTTCTTCCTAATCTCTGCGCTAAGTTTTTTTCTTAAATAAGCTCCCATCTGGGCAGGTTTTTTGTCTTTATCCCAACCTGCCGCAATAGCCGATTGAGTTGCATTACCTGCATACTTACCTTCTGTAAAGTATTCTATAAACTTAATTTCTTTATCTAAATCTGCTTTTTTTGGCATAATTATTGTCCTAATGGATTGTCTGACCTAGCTTTCATTTCATTAACTTTAGCGTTTAATACTGCTATCTCTGCTTTGTTAATGGCAATGTCTGCTGTCAATGGTTTAATGTCAGGAGCTGATTTTTTCTCAAGCACAGCTAAGCGATTAGAGATTTCTCCAAACTTAGAAAAACCACCACCAATAGCTGCTATAATTGAGAGCAATACTCCCCATGTTTTTATATCTTTAAAGTCCATAAATTTTCCTTTGTGTTTCCTTTTTAATTTCGTTCAATCTTGTCATCGCTTCTTCCTTAAAATCTTTATCTATTTCAAATCCTATGTAATTTTTTTTAAATTTTTTTGCAACTACAGCAACTGTACCCGACCCTAAAAATGGGTCTAATATAGTCATAGCATTTGGGAAAACAGAAAGCATATCTTCTACAAGTTTTTCTGGAAATGCTCTTGTGTGTTTCTGTCTAGTGCCAACTGGTTTCCATTCCTTCCAATCAAAGACATCTTGCTTGTTTATTGTATTTACAAGTTTTGTTGTTGTGTTTTTAGTTAGCCAATAAACCCTTTCTGTAAAAGGATAAAATCTAATTTTATCAAAATTTTGGCTTCTATTTATCCAAACAATTTCTTGTTTAACAATAAATTTTGTTTTAAATATCCACTCATAAGGCGATATTTGGACTCCTTTTTTTATTCGATTCTTGTGTTGGTAAATCATTGAACCTTTAGGAGTTAAAACTCGGAAACATTCATTAAGAACTTGTTTCTGCCACTCTTGGTAATCTGTTTCTAACATATTATCTTCATAAGATTGTGTTTTTTTTGAGCCAGTATGATGATTATTGCCTAGATTATATGGCGGAGATGTTATTATCAAATCAATAGATTCGTTATTTAGTTTGGAAAGACCTTCTAAACAATCAATATTATAGATTTTATTCAATTCTAAAATCCTCGAATCCTCCTTAAATGTTCTTCTGCTCGTATTCTGTTATCTATAGATTCCTGAAGAATCTTTTGACTCTTTGCCACAGGGTCATTATATGTAATTTGATTCTCAGCATATATATCTCGCAAATCAATGTATTCTCTTTGGTCATCATAACTACCTCCATCAATAACTAATTGATTATTAAATATATTATTGTTGGTTTGTCCGTAATTGTCCATAGAAAGTGGGCTTTCCATAGCCCTAGCTACAATGAGGGAAGTAGCAATTAGTCTTTGATCTACTCGTTTGAGGGTTTCGTTGACTCTCTTTTCTATGGATTCTATTGAAATAGTTTGAGTATCTGTTCTAGTGTTTCCTTGATCCCTGCCTTCTTCCACCTCAGTATCTCGGCCTTCGAGGGTTTCTTCTCTTTCAGCAACTGTTTCAGTTCTTCCATTTCCTGATTCACTATCTGTTGTTTCTCCTTCTCCGACAGCTTCATTTACTTCTTCAGAAGCAACTGTAGTTTCTCCTTCAGGTTCAGGAGTATTGCTCTCAGTCTGTTCCACAGCTTCAGGTGTAGACTCTGCGACTGTGCTTTCTTCTCTAGACTCTGTAGTAATTCTTTCTTCGTTTTCTCTTGGTGCAGATTCATTTCCTGTTCCTGCTGTTTCTTCAACGCTTGTTCTTTCTTCAGCTCCTCCTCGAACTTCCTCAAGTGGAGCTTCTCGCTCAACGATTCCGCTAGAGTTTGAGGTTTCGATGATGGTTTCTTCTGCAAAGATTTCTTGTATGATTTCGCCTGTTGGCGTGTTGTTGAAACTTTCTGTTGTTTCAATTCCTTCTTCAAAACTTTCGACTTCTGTTGTGAACGCTTCGATGGTCTTTGGCTCTTCATATGCTACCTCCATAGGTATTTCTTCAAAACTCTCAATAGGTGGGAGTTCGGTTAATTCTATTGTTTCAACAGGCTCAAAGAATATATCTACGACTCCTGTATTAATTTCTTCTCTAGCTATAGGCTCAATGTATATCTCCTCAAACATCTCAACAACCATTTCAGGTTCTTCAAATACTTCAAAGGTATATTCTTCTATAGGTGAAAACTCTATAGTTTCTACCTGTTGCTCTATAGTATTGCCTACTATCTCGTTTATTTCTGATATAGTGCTTTGTTGAGTAACCGACAAAAGACTATGTTCGATTGTAAGCGTAGGATTTTTTAAGTCTATGGCTCTATGCGAGGTAGACTGAGATGACTCGCTAAAGTCAAACCTAGCTTTAATTGTGTAATTACTTTGATTGTTTAAACCTTGTGTATAACTATCTGTATAAGTTGCGTAAGAACCACAGTTATATCCACTACAACCAGGAATAGCTACATCTCTTATCTGTGTAGTAATTGTGCCGTTTGCATCAGTTATAGTCTGAGTCATTTTAATCTCTTGATCGTAGGTATTCCAACCCCACATATCAGCACCAAAGGTAGATGTCCAACCACCATTGATTTGCGACTGATTAAGCGTATCTCCAAGAGATATAGTATTTTCTATAAAATCTCCATGAACAGCAGCTACAATGCTATTGCCATGATTATGTGATGGATCAGTACAATTCCAACCATTATGTCCTTGATTGTTATTAAAAAACTGTTGAGGTAATAAATTACCAGTAGTTTCTGCATTAGCTACTGTGCTAAAAATTAACATAATTATCAGTACAATATTGAATCTATCTAAATCTATCATTGTCTTTTAGGTAAGTATATTTCTTGTTCGTTGTTGCCATAAACTGACATTGGGCCTAGCGTTACTGTATGCTTTGCACAGCTAGTGATTATGAGTACTATGGTCAACATCAGTATTTTGTTCATCTTTGTTCCAGGTCATACTCGGTTTAGTGTTGTATGTTTTTTGTTTTGTTCTGTGGAATCCACCAACTTCTTCCCATCTTTTTTTTGCAGCTTGAGAAATAAGACCATCAATAGGACATGGGGTATTTGAATCCCACATACTTTGCCATACATTTTTATCTTGGCACATCAATGATATTGCTGCGACTTTCATGCCAAGTTTAGCTAATACAGCTACAGATTTTCTTCTTTGGCAGTCAGGATCAGTATAATAGCTCCCAAAACTTCCTGAAAAGCCTATTACAGTTATTCCTGCTGCTAGTGGTATAACACAGCTATCTTGACCATATACGCTCATACTGGGTGCATTAGAGGGATTTACAGCAGTTTTAGTATTTGTGCTGTTATTGGTTTCATTATTCGTTGTGCTGTTAGAACTAGAACCTGATTGATATGTGGTGCTCGATTCATAACCACCTGTGATTGCTGTGTTAGTTCCTGCTGTATTTGTTTGAGTATTGGTTGTAGCTCCTGAACTTGTTACATCACCAATAGCATCAGCTATGCCATAAGCCAATATAATCACTATCATTATCCATAAACATTGTTTTGTTAAGATTTCCGACATTTCCATTTCCTAAGTGCTAGTGCTTTCCTTGTTGGTCTGCCCTTAGAATCTTTCATAGGGCCTTTAACACCACCCATTCTTGCACAAAAACTCTTTTTTCTTGCTGCTGCTTTAGATCCTTTGGGCGCTTTACCGGTAACTGGTCTTTTTAGATTAGCGCCTGTAGTTCTTTTGAAATGTTTTCTACCGGCTTCGTTTAAACCACCTGTTTTGTTTTGATACTTTTTAGCTACCATGTTTAAACATCTCCTACTTCCTTGTTAGTGAGCCACCAAAGTATAGCCCTATAATTGAGAAAATTGTGTGCGATTGTAAGTTGGTTATAAAAATCGTATTACCCTCTTGAAAATATGATGTTTCGTAGGTTTCGCCAAATATCCACCAACCACTAGATGCTTCGGTTACGATCTGATATGCCACATTAACATCGGTAAAGATTGGCGCAACGATTGGCACTACGATAATAGAAAATACACACATTAAAGCAATCCATCTTCTAGTATGTTTGGTGTGTGGGTCTGATACTGCTCTAGCCTTGTCAGTTTGTTTAGCTGCAAATCCTGCCCTCGCCATCAACATTTTTTCTTTCTCAGCTTCAGCTTGTCCTTTCTGCGCCATAATTGACATTACACCACCTAGAACAGTAGATGCTAACATTGACAGTAGTTCCATTGGTATCATTGAAGTTTCCTCAAAAATATGTTTTCGTAATCTTCGTTTCTCCGAAGTTCCCTTTTAACATCTTTAGTCAAAATTCCTTTTCTCGCTAGATCCTGTAAATAAGGTCTTACTTCACTAGCAGGTAAGGTGCTTATTTGTTTTATAATAAAGTCTGCTCTGGCTTTAGTTGGCAAACCTTTGATTCTTTTATCAATTCCTGTAAGCCCTCGTTTTTCATCTTTTAATGCTTCTTTAATTCTTTTCAAGACTTTATCATTTATAAGGTTTTCTTCTCCTTTTCTAAATATTTGATCTTGTAATACATTTGCTCTTTCGCTTTCAGGAGCTTTTAAAACCTCTCTCATTATACTTCTAGTGGTTCTGCCATCTACTGCCGAGTCAGACCCTGCTTGTTTAGAAACTTCTTCTAATACTCTCAAAGTTTCTTTTTGTCTTAAATCAATTTTTTTCTCATAGGTTTCGCCTATATATCTACGGAGGAAAGGTATCTCATTTCGTTGTAATTCTACTCCGTTATACGCTTTAGATACTGCATTTATTATTTGCTCCATGGTTCTTCCAGGGCCACCTAATGCAGTTTCATAAAGATAGAGCATGTTTTCTGGAGATGTGTCAAAACCATAAGCTGTTCTTAATGTGTCTGCTAGAGCCATAGCTAGTTCGCCACCTTTGGTTTCTGCTGTAAAATCATAAACATTTTGAGAGGAGTGCATTATTGCATCTTCGTTCCAACCAGGTCTAATATCTCTGCCCAAGCCATCTTTGTTAGTTATTAAAGAAAGTCCTTCTGCAATAGGAGTAGGAATTAAAGACCCACCTACAGGGTTATAAGCATCTAATGTTTCTGAAGCAATTTCTAATGGAGTTTCAGCTCCTTCTTCAAGACTTAAATCGCCACTAACCATTCTAGCTGTTTTGTGAGCTAATACTTTAAAAGGAACAACAGGATAAGCTGTAGGAAGTGAAGCGTAAGTTAAAGTGCCATCTTCTCTTTTTCCGGTAATAACCAAGAAATTTTTATTATTTAAATAATCGCTGCCGCTTTGGGTTTTTAATTTAGTAATATAATCCTCATCTATAGATGAGTTGTGCCAATGTCTTACTAATTCCATAGTAAACAAACCACCCATAACTTGAGCAAAAACTTTAGGTTTGGTAAAGACACTTTTTATAATATTTTTTGAGCTTTGTATTGCAGGGTTAGCAAACAAGTACATGGCTCTTAATGTTTCCCCTTCAGTACCTTGTTTAAGGGGATCAAAACTAGCATTTCTTGCTGCTAATGCTGCTTGTGATTTAGTAGCTCCAGCTTCTCTTGCTAACCTGTAAGTTGCAAACCTAGAAGAATCCTCAAAGACCTCATTATATTTATCTACAAATCTGTTGAACTTTTGAAACCATCTTTTAGTAGTTCCTTTAAGCTGGTCTTGAGATATTTTTTCAATTTCCCTTCTTACATCGTTTCTTGAATAAAGACCTAAACCACCAGTAGAACCACCTTCTGCTTTAAACTCATCGTGTAAATCATAAATTGCTTGTTCTTCTGCATCTTTTGCAGGCCTGCCTAAGTTCTTTTTAGCTATTATTTTTGATGATGCTCTAGCTATGGTCATTGGGTTTATAGCTGTAGATGCTTTACCAACTCCATATTTTGCCATGTTGTTTATAAAAGTTTCTTGCATATCACGAATTTTGTTTGCAACAGGAAACTCTACTAAGTTAAATCTTGTTAATAGTTGACCTCTTACTGAAATATAAGCCCTACCTATACCTTTAAGAAACTGAGCTACTGAACTCATAGTGTGCATAGGTACGCCTTTAAATGCTTGAGCTACTTCAGGGTCTTTAAACTTAATAAATGTTCTTTTGCCATCTTCGTATACGCTTAGTAAAGTGTCTTTGTTATCATAGTTGGTTGCTTTTTGAAATCTTATCCCACCGGATTTAGTAGTTTTTAATACCTGATCTGCCTTGCCTATGTTGTCCGGGCTTTCAACTAATTTTAAAAACTTCTGATTAGCAAGGTTAGCGTTTGCTTTAATTGTCATAGCTGACAAGTTATCCATTATGTTTTGATCTATATTCATAACTTCTCTTTCACTTCCTTTCGCTTTTCTAACACCTGTTTGTGTAACTTCTTGCATAAAAGAGGTAGTGTTTCTGTCTAAAATTACATCATCAAGCATAACTCTGTTTAAAGGAACATAGTCAGGATATTTTTCTCTTAATTCTTTATAGGTGGCATCACTAATTAAACCACCTCTTTTTGCTTGTTCTAGTATTTCATCTGACAAGTGTTTTTTACCAGCAATAACAGCTTTGTAAGTGTTCTGAAGGTCAGCATCTTCAAAAGCCTTTATAATTGATTTAGCTTCGCTAGTAGACATACCTGATGCGCCATCTAAAGGTTTATACCTTGTAACCTTAGATTTTCCCATGTATTTTTCTTTAACATCGTAAACTTCTTTTTTTCCTGTTTTAGGGTTTATAAAAGATTTCTTTACTATTCTTTCTTTAGGAACTTGACTCTCAAAAACATATGGTTCATTTTTTTGTATTTTGCCAAAAGATGCAGCATTTTCTTTATTATATTTAATTGAGTGTTTTGCTTGTAAATAGTTGTTAACATCAGTATTTACATCAACCCCAGACTTGTTTATCCTTTTTCCTACATCTATAGCTATGTCATTTGTTTTCTTGTAAAAGTCTACATAACCATCTAACTGATTTGCAGATATTCCTTCCCTTACAACAGTTGCCATGTAGTAATCGGTTTCATCATCAGTTACTTTAAACAACCCTTTAGGGTTTACAAACTGACTTCCACCTGATGTTTGTTGTAAATCTAAAGCCAATGCTTTGTTATCAATATACTCTCTGTATAGTTTTTTTATTCTTTCTCCAATAACAGTTTTATCGTATGTAGAATTATACTGTCTTTGTAATTCCATTAAATTCTTTCCAAGGGTTCTAATATCTCCTTGAGAAACATCTTCTAGGCGAGTCTTTATTAGATCTGGTGGCGTTGCAGGATCAAGTAATACATCAACTTCTTTAGCAGTTAACCCACCAACTTTGTTGTATATTTTATTAAACTTAGCTCCTGTAAACCCTAAACTTCCACCTAAAGCTGCTGCTGTGAGTCCTGATGTTGCTAGTTCTGATATTGTGGGTAATCTGTGTTCATCTACAGCTGTTTCGAGAGTTACTCCTCCAGCTCCTATTGCTGCCCCTACTCCTGCTGTTCTTGCTACAACTCCACTTACTGTTTTAGCTCCTTTTGTAATTTTAGAACCTGGTACTAAGTTAATAAAAGAATCAGCTATAACTCTGCCGATAGATATTTCGCCACCTGGATTAATTAATTTTTGTGCTGCAATAGAACCTATTGCGCCACCACCAAGCCCACCAATAACATAACCTATTGGGCCACCAACTACTGTTGCTCCCATTTTAATGCTTTCAGCTAAAGCTACTTCTGCTCCTAAAGCTGCCGCATAAGTTCCTGCTCCAGCTACTTGGTCATCAGTTACATCACTTACATTATCCTGATATTGAGCAGGAATAGTTAACCCAATTTTATCAGGAACAGATAAATTAATTTTTTTTTCTTGTTCTTGAAATTTTTTAGGAATAGCTAAATCTACCATGTTATTCTGTGCCTTCCGTATATCCTAATTGTTTTAAACCATTTATAATTTCTTCATCAGAAAAATTTTCATTACCAGGTTCTGCTTTAAATGCTTCAAATACTTCTGGCGTTATTATTTTGTTAACATTAGCAGAAGTTTTCTTTGTAGGCTTATTAGCATACACAGGATCGTATGTTCCCTTATAAGCAAAACCGGTGTCTTTTTGATATACCTCTACCTCAGTAAACCCTTCATCTATTCCAGCTTGTCTTGCTGCTCTAGCAGTTGGATAAATACCAATATTCTGCGTTCCTACTGTTGCACCTGCTGTTATTGCTCTTTGTGCTGATGATGCAAAGTTTTCATTAGTAGCCCTAGGTTTAAGCATTTCTAAACTTGCTCTCAATATAGCTGCGTTTATCAACTCTTTGTTAGTAGCTTTGCCGCCTATGTTTGGAAATAAAACTTGTAGCAACCTTGGGTCAACATCTTTTTCAGGATCTGGTAACACAACATTTCTATTATCAGAAGGTGGTGTTGCTTCAGGTGTTTCAGGCTCTCCAGAAAATGCCATAGCTAATGATGCTATACCAGCTGGGCCTGTTATTGCCAACAAACCTCTATTCTGTTTATCAAAGATGCTACTTAATAATCCACGCTTTGTTCCTTCTGTTCCTACTGTTCCTGCTGCGCCACTATATCCTATTTGTTTATCTGGGATTATTTCTGCCTTTCCCATTTGTTTTCTTTTGTTAAAGTTTCTTACTATAGGACTTAAAACTCTTGATCCATAACTAAATATGCTAGGTAATAACTGATACACCATTATAATAACCCCTGTCTTTTAGACATTAAATTTCTGTAATATTGTTGTAAATCTACTGGTTGTATCTGCTGTCTAGCAGTATATTCTGTTGGAGGTACTTGCATAAACTGTGGTTGCTCCTGATTTAATAAACCAGACTGTCCTAAAGATTGCAACATTCCTGCTACATCTTTTTCTCCTACTTGAGCTTGAGGTTGCATAGCAAAACCTTCAGGCTTAACGCCCATCTTTTGAAAGACTCCAGCTACTTCCGGTGTCATGCTGTCTAAGAGATAGTTTCCACCTTTTTTCTGTATGTTAGGCATAGTTATAGGCGTTTGAGGTTTATTATCTCCAAGAAAACCAGTAAACATATCAGTAGCTTTTCCTAATAAACCACCTGCTCCTGAAATCATTCCACCAAAAGAAGGAAGTAAATTAGTTATTCCTCCACCTAATCCACCTAAAAAATCAAACATTTATCTCTCCTATTAATTCAATATTCATTATGAAAATAATCCTGCAAGTCCTGCTGCTCCTAAATATAAAGGATTAGTTACCCCTAAAGCACTAGCTAAACCTGCTGCTCCTGCCGCACCTTGTAACCCACCACTTTGAGTTCCTGGGCCAGTAGTTGTTTGTGTTCCGGCTATAGGACTTCCTATTAAATTAGAATAGTTTTGTAGATTAGCTAGATTTGCATTTTGATTAAAGTTAAACCTGTTCATAGCTTCATCTATAGGTTGTTGCGCCCTTGCTGTTCTTATATTTCCTATGTCTTGTAAACCTCTTGCTGGTGCTTGTAAGCCACTCATAATTGTAGGTATGCTTTGCATGGCAACGGCTTGTGATTTTAGAGCATCACCATATACATCACCATATAACCTAGACGCAACATCTGATTGTTTAGTTAATAAATCTTTTATAACTTCAGATTCTAGTATGCCTTGTCTGCTTCCACCTAATTGTCCTGCTGATGTAGCACCTCTACGAGCTTGTTGAAGTAGTCTTGAAGCGCTTTCCTCCATTGGTCTTGTTCCTGCTCTCAATGCTTCTTGAAACATTGGATCAGCAATTCTAGTTGCAGGGTCTGCCATTAAACTTGTAAAGCCTGGTACTAAAGCATTAGCAATAGAAGTTTGTGGGCCTAAAGCTGATTGTTCTGCAAGTTGCTCTGATCTTAATAATATATCATCAGGGTTAGCATAAGTTTGGTCAGCATAAAACTGCTGTGGTGTCATATTCTGAGCTTGTTGGAAAATATCCCTTAGATAAGGAGCTTGTCCTTCCCATGGCTCTGATTTTGTTGTTTGGGTTTGCGACCCACTTCCTTTACTCATAATGTACCTCTAATGTATTGTTGTGAGTTCTTTTACGAGAACTGTGTATGCATTTTCATACCCAAATCTCTCTAATTTCTTTATAAATCCTTTCCGACAAACTGTTTCCATAGCCACACAGTCATTCTCTAATGCCCATGCTTCTATGGTTTCTAACCAATCTTGCACCCATATGTCTAAATCTTTACCTCCTAAAGTAACTATTCTACATACAGTTTTTCTTGGGTAGTCTATAATCTCTGTAGTTAAAACTGATATTATTTCTCTATCTTCATTAAAAACTAACCAAAGTTGCATACGAGCTTCTGATAATCTTTTATAAATATCTTCAACAGACATTTCATCTCTACTCTTACCATTACCCATTTCTATATAAGGTTCGCAGTCTTTCCAAACCTCATTGATTCTATCCGATGGTATGCCTGATATATATAAATTCACCCTAGTTTTACCCAACTTCCTGCTGCATTTCTAAAGTATATTCCTTCGCCACTACCAGGGTTAAAATTAGAACCATCTCCATATACTATATCTCCTTGCTTTATTCTGCTTGGAGCTACATTTTTAACCTCTATAAATGTTGTAGGGTTTTCTTCCAATGCTGCTTGTATTTTTTGAAATTCTTGTAATAAATATTGTGGTAAATCTTCAGGATTATCAGGTACTGGATTAGGCGTATATTTAGGTGCTTGTGACATTTAGCGTTCTCCTATTACCTCATATTCTATATCATATCCGTTTAATTCAAAAGTTGTAGCTGTTGTGTTTTGAAACTTAATAGCTATATATTTACCTGTTGCTCTAGCATCTACTTTATTCTGTGTGTCAGGGTTTATGGTTTGTTGTGTTTTGTAAGTATATGTACCATCAGGAGTCATAGAACTTCCTACAAATACTTCAGCAGAACCTGTGCTAGAAAACCTTGGGGTAATTTTTCTTACTTGTTTTACAGTATTAGTATTACCATCGAGGGTTAATCCTTTTCTTTCTAATATCATAGTAAAGTTATCCCCAGCAAAATCAAATCCATTATCTCCTCTATAGAGTTTAGTATCTCCTGTGCTAGACATTAAAATACTGGTTTCTGTAGGATTATAGTTTCTTTGCCCCCAGTTCTCAGTAGTGCTGTAGGCTTCCCAACTTTGTGATTGACCTGACCATACAACTGCTGATACACCAGGATTTACTATGCCTAATGCTATATGTAAAATATCAGGCAATTCCCTAAAACTAAATGAGTTTGTATTATAGTTCCATATTAAGGCTTTGTTGCAATAAGTTGATCCTACTGTTGGGTAAGATACCCATATTTCATTCTTTTGTTTATTATGTGTTACAAATATGTTTGCATAATTAGTGCTATCTATTTCTTCAAATAAAGTTCTTTTAACAACTGTACTAGCAACAGATTCTTTAGATACACCATTATGAACAATAAGATCACCATTAGTTACTACAAAATGTTTACCATTAAATTCTGCTACACAGTTTCTTGATAAAACACCTGAGTCATCAAATA